GACGACGTGTGGCAGCGGCTCGGCCATGTGTCCACGCATGAACCGCGCGCACTTGGCGCGCTGATGAAGCGTGCCGCTTCCCGTGGTGTCATCCGTGCCACCGACGGGTGGGCCACCTCGACCCGTCCTGAGTGCCACGGCAGGCCGATCCGCGTCTGGCGGTCCTCATGCCTCTAACGGACTTCGGTGTGCCGGTCATCTCCCTGGGTCGGTGGCGGTGCTTCCTGTGCGAGGACATCGGCAACGACGGCTGGCGGGGATTCGCGCGCCACTACGACTCGCACCATTTGGACGGGGATGACTGATGTCCAAGTCCCTGCGCCTACTCCGACGTCTGACCCGCTGCACCGTCTGCGGTGCCTGGATGCTGGAAGCCTGCACGACTAACCACGGGTGGCGGCAATGACCGCGCCGAGTCAGTTGGAGATCGTCAAGCGGCTCTCCGAGTTGTCGCGGCTGTTGGACGCCGCAACCGTCGAGGTGGCCGAGTTAGACGAGGCCGCCGTGGTCGCCAAGCAGTCGCACGAGGTGGCCTACGCGCGTGCGTTCCTGGCTGCTGACGGCCCCGTGGATGCGCGCAAAGCGCTGGCGACGGTGGCCGTCTATGACGACGCGCTGGCGATGGAGTTGGCAGCGGCGAAGCACCGCGCGTGCCGTGAGCGCATACGGACGCTCGGTGTGCAGATTGAGGTTGGCCGCACCCTGTCAGCCGCCACACGGTCGCAGTTTGCTGCCGAAGCGGTGGGGCAGCACACATGAGGTTCATGTCCAAGAAGCGCGCCAAGCGTGCCAAGGAGCGCCGCACCCTTGTCGAGCGCGTCCTTGACGACCGTCCGATCTGCGAGCGCTGCGGCATGAACCCCAGCACCGACGTCCACGAGGTCATCCGCCGCAGCCAATGGCGGGACGGCATCTACGTCATGGACAACCTGCGTGCGTTGTGCCGTCGCTGTCATCGCTGGATTACGGAGCACCCGCAGTCTGCGCATGACGAGGGTTTCAGCGCGTGGTCATGGGAGCGGGACAAGTACCTGGCTGACGAGGACGGTCGGCCATGAGCCAGCACCGCAAGCATCGCGGCCACGCCACGCAACGCATCGTCGCCGAGTACCTGCGCGAGCACGGCTGGCCGTTCGCCGAGCCGACAGGCGCAGGACGTCAAGGCACCGACGTCACGGGAGTGCCAGGTATTGACGTCGAGGTGAAAGCGCGCCGCGACCTGGACCTGACGGGGACTCTGCGCCAGCAAGCCGAGCGCGCCAACGACGGGACCGTCTGTATCGCCGTCATCCGACCCGACGGCTACGGCCCTGCACGGATCGCCGAATGGCCGGTCCTGATGACTTTCAGCCAAGCGGTGCAACTACTAGGGGAAGCGGGGTACGGCAATGGATTGGCGAAATAACGCGAGATGCCTGGAGGTCGGGACGGAGGCGTTCTTTCCTGACCCCACGGACCTGATCGGTGTCAAGGCAGCCAAGGACGTCTGCGGTCGCTGCTACGTCCAGGCCGAGTGCCTGGAAACAGGCATCAACGAGGTGTACGGCATCTGGGGTGGCACGACAGACGCAGAACGTAGACAGATCCGATCTAACAGAAGGAAGGCAATCGCATGAGTATCCAAGTAACCCTGGTCGGTCGGCTCGGTGCCGACCCCGAACTGAAGTTCGGCCAGTCCGGTAAGGCGGTCTGCAAGTTGCGGGTCGTCACGTCTGGCCGCCGCATGGTGGACGGCAAGTGGGAGGACGTGGACACGACGTGGTGGTCGGTGACCGCGTTCGGTCCTGTCGCCGAGCAGTCGATGGAGTACCTGTCTAAGGGCGCTGCCGTCGTTGTGGTCGGCAAAGCCAAGGAGGACGTCTGGACTGACAAGGACGGCAACGAACGCCGCAGCGTGGCTGTATTGGCCGACACGGTGGCACAGGACTTGCGCTGGTTGTCGCAGGTCGGACGCAGCAAGGGTGCGCCGATCGAGGACGACCCGTGGAAGTTATCCGACCCGGCGCACGCGCCCTTCTAGCACGACCGTCTGACATCAAATAACCGTTGGAAACAAAGGCTCAACTAGAGGTTGAGACCTTGAGAAATCTGGAGATTTGTGGCACAATGAACACACCTGCGCACGACCAAATAGGTGCCTCGGCGACCGCGCAAACGGCCCCGAGGCTTGACCGGCTAACAAGGAGCCAGTATGTGCAGGGTACCAATGACGGTACGGGTGCGCCCATGAGCATCCAACGTGTCCCCGAAGTTCCATTTGCTCAGATCGCCAACAGCGCGCTGCGTGACCGGCGTCTATCTTTCCGCGCCAGAGGCATCCTGGCGCTAGTCCTGTCCAACGTCGGCGAATGGGAGGCGGGTAGGAACTGGATCGTCAGCCAGTCCGACAAGGACGGCAAGGCGGCTGTCCAGGCAGCTCTGAACGAATTAACCGAGTTGGGTTACCGCGTCGTCGTCAAGAAGTCCGAGGGATACAAGGCAGTCACATCGGTTGTCGAGTGGTTCCACCTTCCCTATGACGAAGCCGAGAAATCGACCGCCGAAAATACGACCGTCGATTTTTTCGACCGTCAAGAAACTAGGCGGTATAAAGAACACCATCCTTCAGAACACCATCTAGAACAACATCATCTGACAGAACAGGTGAGCGACTTCGATGCGTTCTGGTTTGTCTATCCACGCAAGGAAAGCAAAGGCGCCGCGAGGAAGGCGTGGACTAAGGCTGTCAGCAAGGCATCAGCAGCGCACATCATCGCCGCTGCCGAGCGATATCGGGACGACCCGAACCGGGAGGACGGCTTCACCGCTCACGCCGCTACATGGCTGAATGGGGAGCGTTGGGACGACGACCCACTACCGAGCCGCGCGCAGTCCTCCCCCGCCATGCAGCGCCATCGCCGCAACCTGGAGTTCCTGGCAACCCTCGACGAGGAACCGCGCCAGATGTCTGACCTGGAGTTGGCGTACCTGGCTGACCAGAAGGCGATCCAGTCATGAACGCAGCACAGACATCAGCGATGCTGCAATACCTCAAGGCTGCCGACCCGTACATGGTCGCCGACGAGCCAGCGGTGCTGTTCTGGTTGGACGCGCTACTGCCGAGCGTGGACGAGTCGTGGGCTCGGAAGTTCTGGGGCGCATACCTCGGCAAGGACCCGGAACGTAGGCCGCACCCGGCGATCCTCAATGACGCCTGGAAAGCGCACCTGACGAGCCGGGAGATTGCAGGCGCGGACCGGGGCCGCAGTTGTGGGCGCTCCGAGTGTGTCTGCACTCACACCACCTGCGACCACGGGTGGATGCCGTCACGGACCCGCGAGGACGCCGTGGTGCCGTGTCCGATCTGCAAGGGCGAGACCGCCGAGGTGCTGGCGCGTCTGCCGGAACCAGGCAAGCGGGAGCCGTGGGAGATGTCTGCCGTGTACGAGCACTACCGACGCAGGAAGGCGGTGGGCGCATGAACGACTCCGGCACCTGCGTCATCTGCCAATACGAGACGAAGCGCATGGCATGTGACCGCTGTGAGGCCAAGATGCGTCGCCAACTCGACGACCTGCCCCGGCTGATGGAGCAAGCCAGCGGGAACCTGATCCCCGGTCAAGGAGGAGACGGACGCAGCACCGAGCGCACGCTGGGCATCAACGTGGCAGCACTCGACGTCGCTGCCGGGTTCGACGCCATCGCCGTCCTGGAATCCTGGGAACGGATCTGGCGCGAGGACTACGGCCTGAGCCAATACGGACTCGCCACAGCGACACTCCCCGACGACCGTGCCGCGACCCTGCTGCGCCACCTCGTCGCGTTCCTCGGCTCGTGGCTGGCCAAGTCCTGCACCGAGCATCCAGCGATAGACGACTTCGCTGCCGAGTTGCGCCAGGTGCATCGCTCAAGCCAGCAAGCCGCAGGCCAGACCCGGCGCACCGCATGGCGGGTCACCTGTCCCGCCGACACCGACGACGGCGAGTGTGGCACCGTGCTGATCGTCAGCGGCGAGGACTTTGACGGGTCCATCACCTGCCGAGGCTGCCGCACCACCTGGCCGACTGAGCGACTACTGCGGGTGGTGGCATCCAGCAAGGACTCCGAACTGTGGCTGGACGCTGAGGCCGCTAGTCGCTGGCTCGGTGTCAATACCCGCACCCTGCGCCGCTGGGCTGCCGAGGGAGTCATCAGGCGATCCGGTGGCCGCTACGACCTCCACAGTCTGAAAGCGCTGCTGACGGCATGACCTGGATCACCGTCACCTGTCCCGTCTGCGCCACCGTCGTCCCCCTGTTTCACATCGAGGCCACGGCACGCGGCTGGCTGCGGCGCGACCTGTCCGTCACCGTGACCGGGGACGCCACCGACTTCATCGCACACCTATGGACCCATCAGGAGGTCAAGGCATGACCCGCGAGTTCTATGGCCGCTGGAAATACAGCAAGAAGCGCGGCTGCTGGATCTGGAAGTGGAAGTCCCGCAAGGTCAAGAAGCCATGAAGGTGGACTGGATGGCCGTCCTCGCTGCTGCTGGAATCCTGGCTGCTGCCGCATCCATGTGGCTGGCCGTCTGGATGCAGCGATGATCCTGGCCAACGACCATGACCCGCTGTGTCCCCCAGGTGTGAAGCCACCAGGCAACTGCTGGGTCTGCGTCATCCTGGCCAAGGCACGGCACGAGGAGCGGCTCAAGTACGCCGCGCTCGTGGAATACGTCAAGACGTTTGAGGTGCCATGATCCCTGTTGCCGCTGACAGGTTCCGACCCGAGCCGGAATACCACCGCCGCCATCCGATCATCAACTACCTGGCCGAGCACTACGCCGACCACGCTGGGCTGCTGTCCGTGGCAACGAAGGTGAACCGACTGCTCGACGCCGGGGAGAACGTGTCCCCGACCCTAGTGGACCTGCTGTTCCATGAAGCCACCGACGACTGGCTGGCGCAGTTCGCCGATAGGACCAGGGCCAACCGCGCCAAGGTCGAGCAGCGCAAGCGCGACGGGTACGTCTACTTCCTGCGCAACGGGGACCGCGTGAAGATCGGCTACAGCACCGACCCACGAGCCAGGGCCGTCAGCCTGTCCCTACGCGAGTCCGACATCCTCGGCGTCATCAAGGCCGAGCGCCGCATGGAGTCCACGCTGCATGAAGTGTGGGCCGCCATTCGCGTCGGCAACACCGAATGGTTCCAGGCCACGGACGAGCTGCTGTCCTGGATTGACCGCGCAGCAACCCGGTGGGACTACCGACACCCGAGCAAGACGCAGCAGACGATGCAAGACAACTACCGCGCTCTGTTGTCATCCATCAGAGGGATTTGACTTTCCTGGAAATCTCTGTATCGTTCTCTCTAGTGTTGCGTGTAATGTGTCAACACACACGCCGTCCCACAACCGGGGCGGCTTTCGTCATTCATGGAGTGTGTATGAGCGTCGCCATGGCTGACGCCACCTCCGAGATTGACGAGGCGCTGCGTCACCTGTCCCTAGTCCCCACCTCAGATCGAGGTCCTGCCTGGTATGCGTACCTCGATGCGCTGCTAGAGAAGCGAGCCGAACATGAGCGCCAATGAGATCCTGGCCGCCATCAAGACAGAACTAGGCAACCCCTCCGCTGGTGCCATCGTGGACAACTGGGCACTCATTGAGGCCGCCGTCTATCGGGCCACCGGGGAGAAGCCGGGGGCCAAGGAGACCAGGGTCATACGGGCAGCCGAGACACCCGAGGACTAGGCCATGCCAGGGCTACCGCGTCCCTGCCTGGACTGCGGTCGGCTCACCAGTCAGACCCGCTGCAACGACTGCCGCATCCTCCACAACCGCATCCAAGACTCCAAGCGCGCACCACGACCCCACTACGCAGGTGACTACCGCAAGCGAGCCAAGGCAGTACGGGAGACACCCGGCCCCTGCTGGCTATGCGGCGAATACGACCGACCAGGCGACCCCTGGCAGGCAGACCACCTAGTGCCTGGTGATCCCGATTCCGTTCTGATGAAAGCGCATCGCTCATGCAACATTCGACGCGCGAGGGGTGGGGGGACACAAGCGAGGAGTGGGGTCCAGTAGTCAGACCGTGAGGCGGTGCTACCCGCATGTCCCCCCGCTCGCTCCGTGTGCAGGACACAGTACCCGGCCATGGGCGAGAGCGCCACGCTGACGCGCGAACTGATTTGGGCGCGATGACTATGACCTTGGCGCTGCTGAAAATGGCTGAGATTGGCGCAAGAAAAATAGCCGTTACAGAGCCGAAAACCGTTGCGCTGCAATAGAATCTGGTCATGACTTGCGCGTGGTGTGGTGCCACTTTCGGCGGTCGAGCTGATGCGCGTTTCTGTTCTGGCCGTTGCCGGGTTGCTGCGCATCGGGCTGACGTTCCTGCCGAGTTGCGTGCGCGAGATCGCTGGCTGCGTCACGACGCCAAGCGTCCGATTCAAGCGAATGGCCGCGCTGCGTCTAGCACGGACCCAGCGACGTGGACGACCTACGCCGACGCTGATGCGTCTGAGGTTGGCGACGGTCTCGGGTTTGCGCTGGGTGATGGCGTGGCGTGCATTGACCTGGACCATTGCCTAGACGATGGCGTTCTGGCTGATTGGGCTGCGCCGATTGTGGCGGCCTGCCGTGGCACATACATGGAGGTCAGCCCGTCGGGTCATGGCCTTCACATATGGGGTCACGCCGAGGTCGGCAAGGGTCGCAAGTTGGGTGGCGTTGAGGTCTATGACCGTGGGCGCTACATGACTGTTACTAAGCGCCGTTTCGGACGCTCGCCGCTGCGATTGCTGGATATTCAGGCGCAGGTGGATCTACTTCTTGGGAACCATGACGCGCTCGGTGCGCCTGTGATCGCCGCCTAGCACTAGGACCGCTGGCGCAGATTTTCCACCGTATTGACGTAATGCGTCTACCGCTTCGCTAAGGGAACTATCCGAGAGGTGGGCGACGGTCTTGTTGCCGACACGAACGGCCACCGTCTTACCCAGGTTGATTATCGTTGCGGGATAGCAATGCGCTGGCTCACCTCGACCGGGCAGGTCAGTCTTGCTGCACCACAACTCCCAGGTGACATCTTCCTCTCGGATGATTGTTCGCGGTGGTAGACCCATGTGCACTATCGCTGCATCAAACGTGATCGGCTCTGGCAGCGCTGTTGTCTTTGTCTTTCCCCCGAATAGTCCCATGTCTTTACAGTAAACCTGCGAACCCGAGGTGTCCATGTTTGTGCGTACAGGCCATGCCTGGTAGGGGTCCGGCTCCTAAGCGCGAGCGGTCCAGGCCGAATGACACCGCGCGCCGCGAGGCCGAGTTCACGCGCGTAACCGACGACGGCCAACTGCGTGGGCCGGTGTTACCGGATTCGATAAGTTGGCATGGTCGCACCTTGGCCTGGTGGGATAACTGGCGGCGCTCTCCCCTGTCGCAGACGTTCACCACGACGGACTGGGATTTCCTGCTGGACACAGCGGTCCTGCATAACGATCTGTGGGCCGGGAATACCGGCGTGGCTGCCGAGTTGCGGCTGCGTGTTGCCAAGTTTGGCGCGTCCCCTGAGGATCGGCTGCGATTGAAGGTTGAGGTCACCGACGAGGTGGCCGCTGCCAAGGCTGAGCCGCGCGTGGACTCTGACCGTAAGGCGCGTCTCGTTGCTGTCGCCAACGCATAGTCTTGGGCTCCAGATCGTTGATTGGCTGGAGCATTACTGCGTCCACGGTCCTGGCGATGTTGAGGGCGAGCCCCTGCGACTAGACGACGAGTTCGCCGCGTTCATCATGCGCTGTTATGAAACCGATGACGCTGGCCGCAGGCTGATCCGTCGCGCCGTGCTGTCGCGCCCTAAGGGTCGCGCCAAGTCGGAGCTTGCTGCGTTCCTGGCTATCGCTGAGGCGATTGGCCCGGTGCGCTTCTCGCACTTCGCTGCTGCTGGCGAGATATCCGCGTGGGGCTATCCCTACGACGAGGGCGAGCCGGTCGGCACTCCCGTGAAGCGTCCCGAGGTGCTGTGCTTCGCCACGGAGTACGGGCAGGCCGGCAATACGTACGACGCGGTGCGGTTCATCTGCTCTACGTCCGAGCGGTTGCGCGCTGATTATCCCGGCATTGACGTCGGGCTGACCCGCATCATCCTGCCGCAGGGTGGACAGATCACACCCGAGTCTGCTGCGGATTCATCCAAGGACGGCGGTAAGTCCACGTTCGTCGTGTTCGATGAGACGCACCTGTGGACGCTGCCACGACTGAAGCGGCTGCACCAAGTCGTGCTGCGCAATCTGCTCAAGCGCAAGACGGCTGCGGGCTGGGGCTTTGAGACCACCACGATGTACGCACCCGGTGAGGGCTCGGTGGCCGAGGGCACGCACGAGTACGCCAAGGCCGTCATGGAGGGTCGCACCGCTGACGCTGGTTTGCTGTTTGATCACCGCCAAGCATCACCGAAGTGGGACGCCAGCAAGAAGCGCGACAGGCTCGCAGGACTAGCCGAGGTCTATGGACCCTTTTCGGAGTTCATGAACCTCGACGCTATCGCGACATCGTTTGACGATCCGCAGACGTCATCGGCGGAGTGGGAGCGGTACTGGTTCAACCGTCCCGTGTCCCTTCAGGGTCAATGGCTACCGCAGGCCGCGTGGGATGAGTGCCAGGTGGCGCGCGAGATCCCTGACCACGCCGACGTGGTTCTGGCTCTGGACGGTTCGTTCTCGGGTGACTCCACCGCGTTGGTTGCCATCCAGATCGGTGAGTTCCCGCACGTTCAGGTGGCTGGTCATTGGGAGCGGCTGCCGGGTCAGACTGATTGGCGCGTGGACATCCTCGACGTGGAGGAGACGATTCGTACCGCGTGTCTGCGCTGGACGGTGCGCGAGATCACCGCTGACCCGCATCTATGGGCGCGGTCCTTGCAGATCCTCGCCGAGGACGGTTTACCCGTGACCGAGTTCCCGCAATCGGCGGCACGCATGACCCCTGCGACCAAGCGCACCACCGACATGGTGAATACGCGCAGCATGACCCACAACGGCGATGCGTCCCTCACTCGCCACGTCAGCAACGCTGTCCTCAAGCAGGACTCGCGGGGTACACGGCTGATGAAGGAAACCAAGTCGAGCGAGCGCCGCATTGACTTGGCCGTGGCGATGGTCATGGGTATTGAGCGCGCCATGACGCGCGTGGAAACACCACCTGCGCCGACTGTGAACTTCTACTAACGGAGACTTGATGCTGGCTAACGTCTTGCAGGTTGCTGGCCTGCTTGCTATCGCGGTGGGCGTGGGATGGATCTTCCTGCCTGCTGGCGTGGTGGCCCTCGGTGTCGGTGCGCTCCTGTTCGGTCTAGCGCTGGAGCGTGAGTGATGCTGGGACGTTTGCTGACCCCTGCGCGCGAGGAGCGCGCCGTGACCTACCAGTCACTCTTTCTGACTGACGGGATGCTGGCACCCGCGTCGCTGTCTGGCGTTTACATGACTCCAGCCACCTCGACGAAACTGGCGACCGTCTTTGCCGCGCTGCGGCTGATTGCCGACACGATTGCCACCCTGCCGATTGACTCCTTCATCCGCCGCGACGGTGAGCGCGTCCCGTTCCGTCCGCGTCCTGAGTGGGTGGACCAGCCCGACGCTGATCGCGCCGTGGCGCGCTCGGACTTCTACCAGTCTGTGTTGATGTCGGTACTGCTGAACGGCAACGCCTACATTCGGATTATCCGTGACAACGGCGAGGTCATCGGGTTCAAGGTGCTGGACCCGACCCGCGTGCGCGTGGAGCGTAACCGCGCCGGGTTCGCACAGTTCATCTTTGATAACACGATCATCATCCCCGCCGAGGACATGCTCCACATCACGGACATCCGGCGTCCTGGCGCGCTGGTCGGTATGTCGCGGGTGGATGAACTCAAGGACGTGCTGGGGATCGCTCGCGCGCTCGATGAGTACGCGGGCCGATACTTCGGCAGCGGCACGATGTCTAGTGGGATCATCAACGTCCCCGGCGATATGACCGAGGAGCAGGCGACCCGGCTCAAGGATCAGTTTGAGAAGAACAGCCGAGGGCTGACCAAGGCGCACAGGCCGAACATCCTCACGGGTGGCGCGACGTTTGAGAAGTTGAGCGCCGACGCCGAGCGTGCGCAGTTGGTGGAGTCCCGCGCGTTCACCGTCGAGGAGGTCGCGCGTATCTTCAAGATCCAGCCGGTCATGCTTGGCATCACGGCGGGGATGTCGCAGGCGTCGGTTGAGCAGCAACACATCCAGTTCGTGACGATCACGCTGCGGCCCTACGTTCACAAGCTTGAGGAAGCGTTCAGCAGCCTGCTGCCGGGTGGTGCGTTCCTGCGGTTCAACATGGACGGCCTACTGCGCGGCGACCTGGCCAGCCGATTCTCTGCCTACTCGACGGGTATGCAGTCCGGCTTTCTGTCCCCCAATGACGTGCGACGCCGCGAGGACCTGCCACCCGTGGATGGTGGCGACGTGTACCGGGTGCCGCTTGCGAACATCAACCTGGAAGCCGCCAACCTCGTGGAGACTGACCGCCGCGTGATGATGGCCACGAAACTTATCAACGTCGGTTTTGAGCCGGAAGAAGTTCTGGCAGCGCTGTCCATGCCGCCGATCACGCACAGCGGCTTGCCTTCGGTGCAGTTGCAGAACGCTGCCGCGTCTGTCGGTTTGCCGATTGACGACGTGTACCCGACAGGCCGCGACTGGCAGGAGGATCTGGAGCAGCGCGAAGCCATCGAGACCCTGGGCGAGACCCTGGTGTCCACGATCCAGAACTTGCCACAGCCGATTGTGAACGTACACATGCCAGAGCAGCCAGCGCGCACGCGCAAAGTGAAGCGCGACGCCGACGGCAATATCTCTGAGATCGTGGAGGAGTAATGGCTCTCAACACCAACGGGCTCAACGCGCAGGTCGGTGGCCTGACTGCCGTCGCTGCCTTTGCCAGCCTTCACACCGCAGCACCGAACGAATCGGGCAGCAGCGAGGTCACAGGCGGGTCCTACACCCGTGAGTCAATCTCCTGGGGCGCAGCGTCAGGTGGCACCGCAGTCTCCAGCGCGAATATCGTCTTTGACGTTCCGACGGGCACGACGATCACGCACCTCGGTTACTGGTCGGCGTCCACTTCGGGCACGTTCTACGGCAGTCGCGCGCTGGACACCTCGCAGACTTTCAGCACCGCAGGCACCTACACCATCAGCGCAGGGAACCTGTCCGAGTCAGTCTCCTAAGCCATGCCCAGGCTGTTCATCCTTGACAGCGAAAGTCAGGGACGCCTGGACCAGCAGGCGCTCGGGTACTTCATTGACGTACCTGGCCTGTTCACGCTCGATAGCAGCGACAAGGGACGCCTGAATGTCCAGCCGCTAGGCGGCACGGGTGCCGGGTTGGTAGTCGGCACTAGCGCGAATACGGGCAGCGTTATTGGTCAGCGCGGCATATTTGGCACCGCCAGCGGGACCAATACCAGTTCTGGAAGTGTTGCAGGTTTTCAGGGCTTCTCTGGCAGCGCATCAGGCGGTACGACGAGCGCAGGCACGGCGACAGGCATTGCTGCGCGCTTCGGTTCCGCGACAGGCTCACAGACTAGCGCAGGAAGCGCTACAGGCACCGAGAACGCGACAGGAACCGTCACGGGTGCGCAAACCAGTAGCGGCAGCGCTAGTGGCTCAGCGGCCCGCAATGGCAACGTGGTTGGGTTCAGCGTCAATGGTGGCGCAGCGGGTGGATCGCCAGACCTGACAGGTTCGGCGACCGGAAGCAGCACGAGCACGGGCAGCGCGTCGGGCAATACGCCGACACCGCCAACAGCACCGACTCCAGGTGGGCATGGACAGCCGTGGTGGTTCTACGAGCAGCCGCGCAAGCCAGAACCGCAACGACCGCGACCCCTGGAGTTGCGCGGGTTCGCTAGCGGTCGAGGTCGCAGCGCAGGCAGGGTGGCCGGGTCGGTCACCACCTTTGCGGTCATCGCGCAGACGCAGCGCACTAGCGGCGCGGTCCTTGGCGTCAGGTGGCCGGATGACTTTGAAATTGCACGGCGCGAACGCATCGCGCGTGATGACGACCTAATACTTATGGAGTTTGCATGATTACCAGCGGCCAGGTCACGGTTGGCACGGCAGCAGCCGTACAGGTTGACGGCAGTTCACGGAACCCGAGTTACCTGACGATCCACAACAATGACAACACAAAGACGTTGTACCTGGGTGGGTCGGACGTGACCACAGCCAATGGGCTTGTCTTGCTGAAGGAGGAGACGATCTCCTTTACGTTGAACCCTGGTGAAGCGCTCTACGCTATTTCCGCTAACGGGAACCACGTCATTAGCTGGTTGCGTCAGGCGCTCTAGTGCCGTACTTCATCACCGACCAGGCGCAAGGCTGCGACGGTTGGGCGACGATCAAGGACGACGGCGAGGTCATCGGCTGCCACACCACGAAGCAGGCCGCCATTGACCAGATGGTCGCGGTCAGCATCGCTGAAGGGCTTGAGCCAGGCCGCGAGCGCGTGGTGGAGACCAGGCAGGTGTCGGTCCCTGAATACGTTCGCAACGCGGCTGCGCGTGGTCTAGAACTGCGGCGTGAGGGTTTCGGCGGCGACGGTCTGACGGATCAGACGATCCGCGAAGCACGGCTAATGGCTGACGGCGAGATGTCGGACAGCAAGGTGGTCAGGGCTAATGCCTGGGCCGCACGTCACGCCGTGGACCTAGAGGCGCCTGCGAACCGGGACCCCGATCACCCGCAATGGCCGGGTGCTGGCGCTGTCGCTCACTACCTATGGGGAATCAACCCCTTGGACCCAGGACCGGCACGACGCTGGCTAGAGAGGCAGGTGGCCGCCATGCAGGACGAGCGCGTGCTACCCGACAACTACCGGCCAGCGCTAGAGGATGACGTTCCCGAGGGTCGCGCCTGCGGCAACTGTCGGTTCTATGACGAGTCAATGACACAGGGCGACCGCGCCTGGTGTCAGCGCTGGGACGAATACGTCCAGGGCGATTACTACTGCAATGCGTGGCAGGCTGATGAAAGGGCCGTGGATATGAGCCAAGTGGAGTTCCGCACGTTTGACGCGGATATCACCGAGATACGCCAAGCCGATTCCGGCGACGGCATGACGTTCGGCGGGTACGCCTGGAAGTACGACGTCCCGAGCCTGCCGCTGGGTCACGGGTTCACCGAGCGGATTGCGCCTGGAACCTTTACCCGGTCGCTGAAGTCCCGCGTGGACATTCGCGCCTACGTCAATCACAATGACGAACTGCTGCTCGGCAGCACCCGCGCCAAGACTCTGCGCATCGAGGACCGCGCCGACGGCGGCTATGTAGAAATTGACCTGCCCGACACTTCATGGGGCCGCGATATCAGGACCCTGGTCGCTCGCGGCGACATCACCGGGATGTCGTTCGGTTTCTCTACTGTCAAGGACAAGTGGAGCGACGACGGCACCGAGCGCACACTCATAGCAGCACGGCTCCATGAAACCTCG